CCTTGTAGGCCTTCTAGTAGGGCTTCTTTGGTCTCGCTCCAACGGCTTTCTAATAGTTCTTGTGACATTTTATATAATCTCCAAATTGCAACTTAGATTAAAGCCCCGCCAACTTTTTAATGCTGATGATGTTGTCGTCTAGCGCAACTTCAGCTTTTGTTGTAACGGTTTTATCGCCAGTAACTTCTTTCTTAGATTCAGTTAATGTAGCCTTTTCAGACTTAGAAACTTTACCTTCGGCTAAAACTGCTGGCAAATACTTTTCAAATGCAGACTGTAAGCGACTGGTCTGCACATTTTCTAGAAGGCTCTTCATAACGCCTGCTTTACTTTCGTTTAGCGGAGTTAGTAGTTCTTCCATAATACGAGCACGTTCATTAGATTCCTTAATGATACGTACTTCGCGATCCTTTGATTCAACTAGCTTTTTAGCTCTAGTTGTCATTTCAACGGCTTCAGCTAACTTCTTGTCTTTCTCAGCAACGATATCGTGTAGCTTGCGGATTTCAGCATTCTCATTTAAGTGAGTTGTACCAAATTCAGCAGCAAACGCTTCGAAAATACGACGACCAAAGTTGTTCTCACGAGCAACTTTAATGTCTTCGTGTAGAGCAGACAGTTCAGTTGATAGATGCTTGGCCACTACGCCCTTGACCTTAGCAGCAGATTCAGCAACAAAATTCTTCTTCAGATTTTCTAGCTTCTCTTTTGCTTCAGCAACTAGACGTACTTTTGACTCAACTAGGTCACGCTTGTCTTGAGCAAATTCATTGATTTCCTTAGCTAGAGCCTTCATTACAAAGTTCTCTAGTTTAGCAAAACCTTCAGATTGGATTGCTCTATCCTTACGTAATTCGCTAATTTCTTCAGCTAACTTAGTAACCATAAAGTCATTAAAACGACCAGCTGATTCCTTCATTTTGCTATTGAAATTAACGCGATCTTCAGCTAAAGCAGCTTTTTCTTCTGCTAGAGCTTCAATCTCACTAGTTAGGCCTTCGGTTACCATGCGATCTAATGCTTCAACCATTACGCTTTTATCGTGTTCGTAACGCTGTGCGAACTCTTCGCGTAGCTCTGCACGGACTTCTTCACGAGCTTCGTTGATTTTCTGTTCCCACGCTTCGTTGAGTTCAGTACCAACTTCTTCGCTAATTAAGCCGCTTTCAAGCAATGGTTTGATTGCATCAAGCATCTTGTAGTCTCCTAACGTAATTTGAGTTCGTTAATTAATTTAACGATCTCGCTTTTTAAATACTTCTGTACTTTATTGTCAACACCTGCTTCTTTTGCCATTTCATGCAATCTATGACCATGATTCATATTCATTAGTCCTTCATAAATTGCTGTAGGATAAGCATTAGGAGCAGAAGGCTGAGCAACAACGTCAACAGTAACGATTTCAAAGTCACTTACATGACCATTGCCTTCGTTAACATTGCCGCTACCGCGCGATGAAACACCTAGTTTAACGCCGCTTTGCAGCATTGTTTCAACTAGTTTGCCCATCGGGGTTGGTAAAATTTTAAGTTTACCATAACCATTTGGACCATCCATCCACATTTCAGTAATCATGTGAGATACACGGTCCAAATTAATTTTTAAATCATCTGGGTGATCTACTTCACCAAGCACACTATATCCACCTGAAATTTGTTCATTTAAAGTCGATACGGCTTTTTCAATTTCATTTACAGGATAGACACGTTGATTGGCATTCTTTACACCACCTTGAATACAGATGCCCTTCATATGAAGGGTTTTAGAGTCGCCTTCTCCGCTGCTTTCAACAATAATGTTAGCAGCATCAAAGGTTAAGTTCTCTTTTAAGTATGCCATACCTAATCAGTGTCCTTATACTGTGCTTTTAGCGTTGGTGCCAGCTTCTTCACCTTTGGTCTTAGCCTTAGGAGCAGCTGATGGCTTTTGAGTTGATTGGGCTGGAGTATTACCAACCTTACCAATTAAATCCTTAGCTGTTGGAGCAGCACGGCCGCTTTCGTCACCAGAACTCATTGCTGGTTTTGCTTCAGCACCTTTGGCGCCTGCATTAGCAGCAACAGTTGATTTTTTGTTCACAGCACCTTCTTCGCTCTTAACTGGAGCAGGAGCAGCTTTTAAAGCAACGCCTTCTTCTAGTGCTTCAGCATCTTCGTCTTCATCTTCAGAAACTTCTTCTTCAGATTCAAACATGCCTTCCATTTCCATGTCGCCTTCTTCAGCGCCGAACATGTCAGCATGTTCTGGCTCTTCAGCTTCATCAGCCATTAGAGCTTCAAACTCTGCCATTAATTCTTCCATTTGATCTTCTAGATCAACAACACGGTCTTCTAAATCTTCTTCTTCGCCTTCTTCGTCGTCAGCGTCTAATTCTAGTTCGCCTTCTTCGTCGCCCATTTCAACGTCCATTTCCATGTCGTCTTCGGCTTCAGAAACGCCTTCTTCGTCAGCTTCGATATCGTCGATTAGATCATCAACTTCATCTTCTGCCATGTCTTCTTCAGACATTAGGTTTTCGTAAATTTCACGAGACTTCTCAACCACGATTTCGTGGAATAGGTCTTGTGCTTTTGAATCTTCGTCATTAATGACGTATTCAATTAGCTTCTCGAATTTGTTCATGTTTTGTTCTCCAATAAAGTATGGCTTTATGTGTATTGTATTTACAATAACTTACAAAAATGTGCGTATATTACACTGAAAATAACAAAAAAGGGCGAAAAAGTCAGAAATTGCTACTAGATATAGTCAATTCTGCTTACATTGGTGGCTGCATTGCTTCTGCAGATACAGCGTATTGTTTTTGAATCTTTTTTAATTTTTCTCGATATTCTACGTTACGCAAATCAAGCATACGGCGTAGTTTATTAATCTGCTTTAATGTTAAACGAGTTTTACGTGTAGCATCGTCGTCAAGTTGAGTGTTGTCATCTTGAACGTCTTGGTATCCTGGGACAGCTTGATCAAACATTTCGTTAAGTTGCATAGTTTTATTTATACCCCGGGCGGCGGTGTTCCACCTGTTGGCCCTGTGCTAGGCATTGGCGGGACTTCCCCAGCACCAACTTCGACACCTTCACCGCCTTCTGGTGGTGCTTCCATCCCTTCTAAATTGCCCAAATCTGTCTCAAATCCACCAGGCATAATGCCTACAGAACGTAAATCAGAACCTTCCGGGCTCATATCTTCTTGTGATCCTTGCTCTTCGTTCCATAATTCTTCGTTGCGAACAATTTCTTCTTCAGTTAAACCTAAGAAACGTTCTAACAAGAAACGCTTGCTCATGTATGGTAGTTGTTCTAAACCTTGGAATGTTCCTACACGTGCTGAATCCATTTCTGCTTGGCGGAATGTAGCAAAGTTTTGTGGAGAGTTGAACTTTAAGTCAAATAAGCCTGAGTCAATATTAAATCCTCTCCAGCGTAAAAACATCTTAAACTCGTCATCTAACGTAGCGACTAGTGTATTTTGCAAACGTTGGCAGTATTGATTAAAACGATATTCCTGAATTAGTGCTGTGCCTACCCGTCCGTCTGATAATGGTGTTGCTGAATCATCTGGACCAGTTGGCAAATAACTGCTTGGTACACGTAATCCACGTGCCATTTTGTTATTAAAATACTTTAAGTCATCAATTTGGCCTAAATTTTCACCGCCAGGTAATGTTTCAACTTTAGATCCACGTCCTTCTGCCGTTTGTGGGAAGAAGTAATCTTCGTTAATGCTTAGTGGATTATAAGAAGCATCCATTGCACTAGCGCCGCCGTTTTTAGTAGGAATGCGACGTTGATGGATTTCGTTTTTAACACGTTCAACAAAACTCATAGCCATGTGACTTGGCATGTTACCAACGTCAATATAGAAAACACGACGTTCTGGCGCACGTTGAACGCGGTAAATTAGAATTGCGTCTTCTAACAATTCTTTTTGTTTGAATACTTTGAAAATGTTTTCTAAAATACTTTGTCCAAATGGCCAAAAGTAATCTAAACCTTCTGTTAAACTTAAATGAACCACATGTTTAGCATCAATTGCAGACTCGTTCATTGCAGTTTCAAACCGTCCTTGAATACCTGCACCTGTGCTGCCTGGTGCATTATAATTGTATTGCTGCCCATTAGCACTAGTTGGAATAGTATGTTGGAAATCGTTTGTGGATTTTTGTGCTACTGTTAAATTTTCAAAATTAGGATTAATATCGCGCACAACGTATTGTTCTGGCTTTTTACCTTCGCTTTCATTTACAATAACACGTGCCACTTTACTTGGCTCAACCCAGAATAGTTCAAATGTTTCTGGGTCGCGAATGAATACTTGATCGCCGTATTTTAATGTATTACGAAAAAGTTTAAAAATTCTTTGATCAAACTGATTTAATTTAGACCATTGTTTTAATTGCTGTCTAATAATGTTTACTTCATTTTCGGTTGGTTTTTCGTTAAAGTTAATTTCAAACGCTGTACCATTTTGTTCATTTTCTTGTGTGCAGAATTCAGCAATAATATCCAAACAAGCATTAATTTCCGAGTCCATATCCATTGCTTCGTATTGATTATAACGCTCAACACGATTTGGATGTCCTGTATATACTTCTGGCAATACACTTTCATAATTTCGAAACGAAAAGTTTGGCGAATTATTTGACGCCATGTTGCCATTGCCCATTGGGCTAAATCTGCCAGAAGTATCGGCTGCTCGGAAATGTTTTTTGTAAGACATATCGCTATTTAGCTATAGTTCGCACGGAACATTTTTTCAGATACAGCAGTGTGTCTCTGTATGGCGTCAATTACTGCATCAAGTTTTGCAATTTGGCGTTCCATCAAATCTATCTGAGGTTTCATATCACGAGTATCTTTAATTTCTACTGGTATTTTATTACCTTCAAGTGGAACAACAGCCTCAGTGCCGTGTAATGTGGCACGATAACCTGATTTTGGTCCTGTCGCAACACCACCATAAGCCAAACTTTGTTGTGTTTCTAGAGTCGCTGGTGCAGCGGGACCAAGTTTTGTTGTAGGAGCAGTTAACTCAGGAATAGGTGCTTTAATTTCTGGTTCTGTCGGTGTCTTAACTTCTGGTTCTGTCGGTGTCTTAACTTCTGGTTTTTTAGGTTCAAACAAATACATACCTTCAGGAACCTGGCGTTCTCCAGACTTAATAGATTCATAAAGAGGAGTACCGGGCATAATTGGCTCTAGACTACCCGGTGTTGGGCGTGCTGCTTTACCACCTACTGTTGGCTGAGTGCGTTGATAATATTCATTCATACCAGCAGTTAATTGGGTAATACTCTTGTTTAACTCATCTAACCGTGTGTTTAACTCAGCAATACGTTCTGGATCTGTTTCAGTTTCAAGTTGTTTTCTAATGGATTCAAGCTCTTGACCCATTTTAGCACGCTGTTCAACTGCAACTGCATTCTGTCCAGGTGTTTGGACGTTTGCTGGAACATTAGAAATATTATCATAAACCCATTGTGTTACATCGTTAATTGCGGCTGCAAATGTTTTTACGCCAGCAGTAACCGTTTGAAATTCAGTTGCTAATAACGAGATGTTTGATGCTGCTTGTTCTAAATCAGCTCTAGCGCCGGCTAAATTTTGTGTTGCTTCATCTGGAAATTGTGTACCTTGATCAATAGCATTATATGCGCCATCAATTGCTTCACCAATTTTACCAGCATCACGTGTTGCTAAATTTAGTTGCTCGTTATACATGCGGGTAGCAATTGTGTTATTACCAGTTGCTTGCGCTAATCCACGATATTGTTGTTCGGCAATGATTGCGCTATCTTGCAAGTTTTGTGTGAATTGATTCATTTTCATAGAACCAGCAGCAAGTGCGCTAACATTTTCAGCAAAACCCGGAATAGTTGCAGCAGCGGCTTGTGCTTCTGGTGTTGTATAGAAACCTGTAGCTGCCGCCATAATCGCAGACGCCATTTGTTTATTGCCCATTGCTGTTTGTGCTAATACTGCTGCTTGCAATTCTTTTGCTGCTGCTTCTTGACCGTTTAATTGCATATCTCTAATCTTAGCAGCAAATCGTTCGTTAAGCATCATCTGATCCATTTCAGTTTGCAATTGCTTACGACTCATGCCAGTTAACTTAGCAATAGCGTCAAGCTCTTTGCCGTATGCCAGTGTTCCTGCTGCTAATTGTTCGTTAGATAATGTTTGCTGAGCGCCAAACCGACGTTGTAGATCTGCATATTGGATCATGGTATCAGCAATTTCATCAGAACTATATCCTAACACACGCAACTGCATATCTAATCGATTGCCTGCTTCGTCAGCTTTTTTCATGGCACCGGCAGTTGATGTGAACTGCTTAGATGCATCGAGAACGGTTCCGCTTAATCCTGCCAATCTTTGAGAATTTCTAGTAACAATTGCGCTCATTGCTTCAATTGGCATTCCTAGCTCGCTAAATTGTCGTCTAATATCTTCAATACCTCCTGCACCTGCTGCGCCAGCTTGACTTAGCTGTTCAAATGCACCATATGCAGTTTGGTATTGATCAAGCATGTAGTTTGTTGCTTGGCCTGCGGCTTGTGTTAATCCTTTTAATGCTCCACCAACTAATGGAATTGTTCCAAGTAATTCACCAACTACATTCGAAAGAGATGTAATTGTGCTGTTTAGTACATTGAAGCTGGTGTTACCTTTGCCAACAGCACCAGCCATTGATCCTATGTTTACTAATGTCTGTTTTGCTGATTTGTATGCGTTAGTAAACCCTAGCAGTGCATCAATTGCTATTCCATTAGCACGTGCAAATGCTTTAAGTTTTTCTTCAGAAATATTTGCACCAGAAGAAACTGCTCGTACAAATTCTCTAATAGAATACGCACCTTCCTGGGCACTTTCGCTTAAATCATCGATATTTTCATCAGCCATATATTTTCAACCATAAGTAATTTACACATATTTATTCACAGGAAAATATATGGCTGACAACCCTTTGACCGGATATTTTAGACGTCCAGCAATTTACATCAAACTACCTAGTGACGGCAAATATTGGCCACCGGGTACAATTGATCTGCCTGACAACAAAGAACTTCCTGTGTTTCCTATGACAGCCATTGATGAAATTACCTATCGTACACCAGATGCATTGTTTAACGGTCAGGCATTGGTTGATGTCGTTCAGAGCTGCATTCCTGCAATTAAAAATGCTTGGGCAATGCCCAACATCGACATTGATACTATTTTAATCGCTATCAGAATTGCCAGTTACGGGCATTCAATGGATATTGACACCACATGTCCTAAATGTAGCGAAGAATCTACCTATGCGCTTGACCTACGTACAGTACTTGATGGATTTAAAACGCCGAAGTTTGATCAACCCAGATTAGTTGGTGATTTAGAAATTCACTTCAAACCATTAAGTTATAAACAACTTACCGGAAACAGCATTGTGCAGTTTGAAGAACAAAAATTAATGAGTCTGATTCAGGATTCAGAAATGACTGAAGAAGAAAAATTAACACATGTCGCCGAAGCATTCAAAAAAGTAAGTCAGTTAACACTAAAAGCAGTACGGCAGGGTATTCATTATATTCATACACCCGATGCGGATGTTAGTGAACCACAATATATTGATGAGTTTTTGCGAAACTGTGACAAAGGTATATTTGATACTATTCGAGATCATATCATGAACTTGAGAAAGGAAGCTGAACTCAAACCATTAGATATCAAGTGTCGTAGTTGCGGTCATGAATACAAACAACCATTTACACTGGATATGACAAATTTTTTCGGATAAGGCTTCTGACCTTGAATTCTGAGGAAATTTCCAATTATGTTGATAGATTAGAAGCCGAGACAAACCAAATTAAAGACGAAGCATTACGATTTTCATGGTATATGCGGGGTGGGTTAAGTTATGAAAGTGCTTTAATGTTAAGTTTTAAAGAGCGAGAATTATTATCAAAACTTGTCAAAGACAACATGGAAACAACTAAGAAAACAGGATTACCGTATTTTTAATGGATTTAAAAGCAGCACGAGAATCAGTTGAAAACTGGTTAGAAAATTTTATTGAGGTTCCACATCCTGCGCTAGGTGGGTTTCCTCCGTGTCCGTATGCACGTCAAGCCCGCTTAAAAAATCAAGTTGATTATCGTTTAGGCGGTGATCCATATCTAGACTTATTAATGTTAAGCAAAAAAGGTATGGAAACGTGGGAAGTTGTTGTTTACATCTACGACCCAAATCTATGGAGTGCTGATGAATTTAACGAACATATTGACGAAGCAAATGCTGGACCCATGAAATCAGCAGGATTAGTGAGTCTGAGTGATCATCCAGATCATACAGAAACACAAAACGGTGTTTGTTTTAATCATGGCACATATGCACTTAGCATCGCGGCACTCACTAAAAATTTAGATGATGCAAGTGCAAATCTATACAAAAAGGGCTATTATTCAGGCTGGGATCCAGAATATCTGGACGATTTATTTTTGCACAGACAGGATCCCAGAACATGATATATGCCAGAATACAATTATCTGATACCAATTACTCTGTCTTGGATAATTTTCAGGTAATATCAAATCCTGATCCAGACGAATTGGAAAAAATTTACAATTCTTATTGTGTACACAAAAAATTTAATTCAGTGATGCCCATATTTCCACAAGAATACTTTAAAAATGAGGTACTGGGTTATTATGATCAAGACAAACTTGTGGCATTTAGCTTGATGCAAGTTTTTGATAACAAAAATGTAGAGGCGATTCAGTTTGCTTGGGACTACCAGAATCCCAAATTAAGGCTAGGACTTTCTAGTCTAAAAAGTGAATGTGCTTATTACAAAATGCGAGGGTTTGACTATTTGTATCTGGGCGAAGCTTCGGAATACAAGCGTCAAATAGATGGATTTGAAATACTAGGACCAAGAACATAATGGACATTTATCATATCTGGGCTGAAAAGTCCACAGACATACCCGACATTGATTGGGTAAACAACATGAAGGGATTTCTGGATCACTTAAAAAACGAAGGCAAATGCGAAGGTTATCGTATTACACGTTGTAAGATGGGTTTTGCTTCAATTCCTAATTTGCCAGAGTGGCACATCATGATGGAGTTTAAAGACATGGCACAACTTGAAGATGCATTCAAACGTGTGGCTCCACTTGAGGGAGAACTCGAAGCAAAACATCAGAGTTTCAATCAATTTGTTGAAGATATCAAACACGCATATTATCGTGACTGGCCAGACACATTTGAATAAATAAATGTGTTACGCAACGTAACATGCCTAAATCAAAGCCCCTAGTAGTGCCAAAATGCTAGGGGCTTTTTCATGAGCATTATTACCAAAAATTCTGAATGATTCTGATATCTCAACTCAGAGTATGAGCATATCATCATTAATTATATATTCGAAGATATGCTACGCATATCTAAGATTTCGCTAACGCTCAATCTTATGGTTTTAAAATCTAATTATTGTTGTATAATTGTAAATCTAATGTTAATTGCAGGTATGATCGGATAATATCTTCGTCAGATAGACTGGTCAGACTTTACCCATCCGGGGGTAAAGTTCAAACTAATTCATCTTTCGTCGAGTGAGCTAGCCAGCAATTATAAGAGATTAAGATGTTTAATATACATTCCACGGAGGCGGTCAGCCTGTACCCCCTACTCTAGACTTGTTTCTGACGGGAGCTCGCATATAACTAATTGCCCGCTATATGCAAACTTGCTGTTGATTTTTTGACAGAGCAGCATCATTTAGCCTTTTTAATTCGCCATACATTCAATCAAATACGTTAGTGAACTACAAAAAGACGTTCAAAGTTCACAGGCATGTCGTATCAGCGTCCTGTTAAGGATAGTGATTGAAGTCCGTGTCGCTGCTCACGATTTGGGTGTCCTCCACACAACAGAGAGTATTACCGCTTGTACTAATCGCCCCAAGCTAGGCTATCAACGATTTAACCGTGCGCTAATTCTTATGCACACAACTCTTTAAGATGGTCTTGATTATGCCTTATGCCTAAAAATGTACCTAAATCTGTTATGATCCAGTTCTTGCCTAAATTTTTCCCTGAATATAATGTGTAACTTGGTGTTAAAAAATTATCTTGATATGCCTGTTCAAATGCCAAATATGTGCCTTTACGGTTAAATTTCATGAACAAAAAGTTCACATCTCCATCATCCGCAGCATCCAGGCACTGAGTTATCCAACCGTCAAGAACTTTGCAGTCGCCTGTGTATAGTTGATGCCACGGAAATTCTTTATAACTCTTACACTCAGCATTAAAACGAGGAAAACTTAATGGAGGAACAATATCTCCTTTAAGAACTCGTATGGTTCCTTCGTGTAAAAATTCTTTGCGAGCAGCGTTTAACCCGCCCACATACGCACCAGATCCTGGAACACGAATAAAGGTTTCGTTGTAGATTTCAGAAAGTTGTCTAGCAACATCTCTTTCCCAATTACTACCTTTTGCTTTCTGCGGACTTGGCACGTGCTTACTTATTCCTTGTAATATAATTGCAATAAATTACTGTTCAAAATTATAATTTACCCAAGCAGTAATTTCTTCAATGCAGGTGTTAGGTTGTGTATCCATAATAAATTCAATTGCACGTATCACATCACGTGGATCTAACCCATTGCCTGTCCAACTTGCTCTTTCTCTGATATGTGGCAGATCCACACGATCGATAGTAAGCAAACTGGTTTTAAACTGAATTTTGTTTTGTTTGAATGCTCTGGTGCATTGTTTGCTTGCATGTGATAGTGCCGCCTTGGGAATACGATAACGTTCGAATGTGGGTTCTGGTGCGGCAATGTCTTTTTCACCAATGCTTCCGATGTTAATAATGTATCCCGTTTTGTTTGCACGCACCCAGGCATCATAGACAGCAACTAACACGTTAACTTGCGCAAAATTAGCCCATGGTTCACCAGCTGGTCCATCAAATGCATTATTAATAAACACATCATAATTCAAACTATGTTCGGCAATACGCTTGACATCGTCAGCATTTGTGATATCAATTTTTAAACCGTTATCGTTAGCAGATCGTGATGCATTTACACCTCTGAAGTGATTTGCTAATTCTAGTCCTAAGCCATGATTAGCACCGGTAATTAAAAATTTATTAGTTTTCATTTTAGTTTGATCCCATACTTTGGTCAATTTACTGCCACAAGTCATTGCACACTCAAAAATTCTGCCGTTATTTAAATCTTTGTTCCATGAGTCTTGTATTTCTTTCCAAAAATCATTTTCAAAAATTTCACTTAACGAACAATCATTGATGTTAAGTGTTTTTGATGCATTGTGTTTTTCAAATAAATTTTGAATTTGATTTTTGCCATCAGGTAAGAAACTTAAATTATTGCTGCCTGGCATAACAGAACGATTATAAAATCGAGCATCTTCCAGATTATGATTAAAGAAATTGCAAGGCATGACCCAGCCGTGAGAATTAATTAATACCTTTGATGTGCCCAAATTTTTGTTTGAACAGTCACAATTGATTTTGGTTTGATTAAAATAATTTTCAAAGGATCCATATGATTTTTCCAGATTATCCAGATATAGCATACTCTGGTTACGGTATTCTATGGCGACAGGAATTTCCAATGAATAGTTGATATCACCATCTTTATTGAATACTGGCCATTCATTAAATTCTTGACAGGTTTCATGATTAAAAAATCGTCCTGTACTGCGGGGATTAAAATTTTTAAATCCAAGCAGAGCTGATAACTGGCGAGCATCGTCAACCTGATGTTCGTTATGTTTGAATACAATATAATTCCACTCAGCCGTCGCACCAGTGCGCATGTACGCCATTGCATTGCGCATTATTTTATCAAAATCAGTGTTTAATCGGTACAATGGATTTGTGTCAGCTAGACCATCAACATTAAAATCAACTTGGCCCTGTGTACCAATAATTTCTCCAAGTTCTTTCCAATATTTTTCGTCGTGTGCACCGCCATTTGTGTGTACATAAAGCCATAACTTTGGATTTTTGTCTCTGAAATCAGAAAGAATTTTCAGAAAGTCTGGATGCATTATGGGATCACCATAACTTCCGCAAAAGAATATTTGTCTAAGATTTAAACAAATTTCTTTTGTGAATGTACGATCAATGATTGTACGAGGCAAATGTTCCTGACGAAGATATGGATTTTTAATTCCACCGTTTATATTTCTGGGACATTGCGGACAGTCAGAATTACAATAACTCGTTATTTCAATTTGAAATTCATCGATTTTAGATAACTCAAACATCATCAATATCGTATGTAGTAAATCCGTTTTCTTTTATAACAGTTAGCGTATTATGCACACGACCAATAAGTTCGTCCTTGTGTGATACTAGCCACACACTTTTTTGGCGCTCTCTGCTCATGTGTTTAAGAATACTCAGGCTGTTCTCTACACCTTGTGTGTCCATCCCAGAATCAATGAGTTCGTCAATGAACACAAGATTGATTGGATGATACAAAGATTCCCAAACATCGCGGAATGCCCATGATAAACTTAAAATAAGTCTGTTACGTTCACCACGAGATAGGTTATCGAAATCTAAATCACGGCCCAAGTCTGTGATTTCCACGCTAAGATCATTTAAGAACTGTACAGTATGGCGCAAACCAATCTTGTCTAAATAATAAGTTAATCGTGAATTCAGATACGCTAAGTTTTGGTCAATGATCTTTTTACGAATGAATGAATCTTTGTTCGTGAGTAATTTAAGCAAGAAGTCCTGATGTTCTTGCAGATGCGCTAGTTCATTCATACGATCGTACGATATCTCTTGCAAGGCCTGTTCTTCCATTTCTGTAATTTGTTCAGCATATGGGTCTTGGTCGTTTTTTCTTGATTCTAACTGCGCTCTTGCCGTTTCTAATGTATTCTTGTGTTCAAATGCTTCTTGAACCGTGCTATAAAAAGTACTGGGTTTCTCTTCAAGCGGACCAAGTGATTTCAATGCAGCAATATGTTCTTCGTACTGACCTTCGTTAGCAATAATCTCAAGAGCTGTTTCCTGAAGATCAATCTCTTTTTTGTGTAAAATTTCTTCGTGATCGGCATCATGTAAATCTTGTCCACATGCATGACACTTGTGGTCACGCAATGCATTGATTTCTTTTTCTAATTTTTGAATTTTGGATGTTTTCTGATCGTTATCGATTTTAATAGCATCAATATAACTGTTAAGTGTGTTAATGTTTGATTTCTTTTCGGTCCATACTTCAATATCACTAAACGTTCTGACTTCCTGATCGATATTGATATGTTCAAGCGCAGCAATCGCTGATTCAAATTCTGCAATGTCATCATTCTTTTTGCTGATCCATAATGATTGCCTGCGTTTAACTGAGTTAATCTGGTCTTG